CGAAGAGTCTGCTAGTATTACTAACGGTTCACGAAGTGACTGTGCCTCGCGCGCGACTGAGTGATCCCTGGGTAGCGTGGGGATGAAAACAGGCTCGGAAGGTACGTCAGTGGACATGGTGATTCCCATTCCCTGTCGCTGTTACCGCCACCAAAACACCGGGTTGGGTGATAACCCTGAAGTGTATAAAAGCGAATTGAAGCATGACAAAAGAAATAATCAAAAATGGTGACAAGGAATAATTGGCCAGTTAAGTTGTTCTGGCTTCCTTACGCCGAGCCTATTGTTATCTCTCTCGGTCTCGTATCGAGTTCTTTCTTGTTAGAAAAACGACACCGCCGATCACGTCTTGGGTGTTACGTGGTCGAGGATAACCAGCCCCGGGGAACTCCCCCCGATCGTCAAGAGAAAATGGAGACGCCCCCGGAATGCCAGCCGGAGGATTGTGAAAATATGGCTCGCCTGAGGAGGAAGGCGAAATCTGTGGTTAGGTTCTTTGAGCTCGATCGCGGATTGAAGAGGGCGCATGCTCTCCCTTCCCGTATTCGATGCGGTGAGTTTCGCACTGCAATACGGCTCTGCTTCGATAGCCCCGACCTAGGGTTGGCAGATGAACTGTCTTTAAAGACAGCCTGCAAAGTCGAGAAGCGCATCTGTGAATGGTGCGCGAGGGACGACGACAAGAAAATTGACAAATGGAAGAAACAAAGGTTCGAAGGAGCGCAGGTGGATGACGACCATCTCTCCAGATTCAGGGCTGCGTTTCGACGTAACGTCGATCCGGAGTGGAACCTAGTGGGTACGTGGCCGTATATCCCGAACGGTCATGGCACGGTAAACAACGATAGAATGGCGGGTGGTAACTGGAATGCAGAGGACTTGAGCGACGATATGTCGATCATGTTGGCCCTGTCTGCAGGAAAGCCTCGGATTGTTACGCTTTATAGCGGAGCAAACGCCGAGGTACTTTACCCACTTCATCGTGCGCTGTTTGCGACACTATCAAGGAAGGGATGGCTTCTTAAGGGGCCGCCAACCCCTGAGAAAGTCACCTCGTTGAATGGACCTGGCGAGTACGTATCGGTTGATTATCGTCAAGCAACCGACAATATTAAAACCGCGTACACGCGAGAGGCCATCGAGG